CCGGCTGCGGCGAACTCCTCCAGGACGGTCTCGACATAGAAGTCGGTGGCCTCGTCCATCTCGCCGTTGTAGTAGTCGTCCTGCTGGATCTTGGCCAGGCGCTTCTTGTACTGGGCGTCGGTGATCTCATGCAGGACGTGGCGGAGCTTCAGCTCGGCCAGGCTGTGGGCGACTGTTCCCTCGTCGGCGTAGCTGCTGGAGCCGGGATCCGGACACTGATCAGACAGGGCGACGGATCCGGGGCAGTTGATCCAGCGGTATGCGGCCGATGCGGAGCAGCGGGCGTGCTTAGTCGGCATTGGTTTCCTCCTTTGCTGCTTCCATGAGCTTCGGCAGGTCGGCAAGTGCGACTTCGGTGAGCTTGCCCTTGCCGGTCTGCTCGTTGATGAGTTCCGCCGCACGGTTGTAGCCGCGCTTCTTGTTGAGGGCCGCGAGCTGCTTGCGGACGGTGATGCGGAAGTCCTCGGTCACTTCTGCGGGCGCAGCGGGTGCAGCCTCGTCAGCAGACTCAGGAGAGGGCTCAGCTTCCGCAGGGGCGGTCTTTTCGACCTTCTTGGTGTTCTTCTTAGGGGCAGGGTCCTCCGGTGCTTTCTGGGGCTCCTGGACGGCCTCAGCGGGTGCAGGAGCGTCCTCTGTTTCCCTGGATGCCTGGGCGAGCAGGTTCGGGGACTCGACGCCCATGTACTGCTTGAACTCGTTCAGGTTTGCAAATTCGACGGTGATCTTCATGTTTTTATTTCCTCCTTGTTTGTGTTATACTGGGACTGTGTTCTATTGGGCTCCGAGGCATTAGCTCCGGGGCTCAATCTTTTTGTGCAGCCATAGGCACCACCTCCTTCACAGTCTCAGGCTCCTCAGCCTCTGCGGTTTCCACGCTTCTCAGGATCGCCCGGTAGGCCGAGCGGGCCAGCATTGTCAGGTCAATGTCTTCCATGCGCTTGTCCTCCTTAGATGGTTTTGATGGTCTGATGACCTATGCAGCCGGTCCCCCCCCGCTCCCACACAAACCAGGAGTAGCTGGTGGCGTCGGTGCCTCGGCCGGTGAAGCTGGGGCGCTTGTGCAGGGTGTAGAGACCGCTGAGCGGGTGCTCCTGCCACCACTTGAAGCGCTTCTCGCTCTCCAGGAAGTTCGTCCGGAGCAGGAAGATCAGCAGGCCACCAGGGTGCAGCAGCTCCAGGCTCTTGTTGATGAAGTCCAGGGCCAGACTGTAGGGCGGGTTGCCTATGATGACGTCGTAGCCGCAGTCGGGCTCGTAGTCGAAGAAGCTGCCGATTGTGACGCTGTCAGCCAGAGCTTCCAGGGTGCCCCGTTCCTCCGGTCGCAGCTCCACGGCGTCGATCCGGTTGTCGTATCCGCCTTCCCTCAGCACTTTGACGATCTGGCCGTTGCCGGCAGAAGGCTCCAGGATGCGGTCGCCGGAGCTGATGCCGTCGAAGTTGGCCAGGAAGGCCCGGACGGTTTCCGGCGGGGTGGCATAGAAGTCGTAAGCCTTGCGCTCGCAGCCTCGGTTTGTGGCGCTCATTGTGGTGTCCACCTGCTTCCTTCGCAGATGAAGTAGTCGTCGGCCGGGATGTAACTCTCCAGGACGAGAGCGGTCGGGCTGCCATCGTGGCTGCAGCAGGCGTCACAGATGTGATCGCCTTCGCCTATCGGCTGCATATTGGCGCAGGTCTCGCAGCACTTGAAGGGCTCCGGCTTGCGTTGTCTGTTCTTTCTTCCCATGTGTGTCCTCCTTTGAAAAAGTAAGCTTAGAGTTTACTTAGAATGTAAAAAAAATAGCTTCCACGGTGCTGTTGAAATAACGGGCCAGCGCCACCTTGATGTCATCAGCCGGCACTCGCTCGCCGCGCTCGTAGAAAGAGATCGCCATGGCGGTCACGCCGATGGCGTCGCCGACTTCCTTCTGGGTGCGAGATCCGCGCAGAGTGCGAAGTCTCTCCCCGATGGTCTGAGCGTCAATAGTCTTTACTGTGGCCATGCTTTGCCTCCTTCCTCGGTTTAGTCTCTGGGGTCGTGGATCTGGATCCGGATCTTTTCGCCCAGCCAGTCCAGCCCCTCACGGGTCATCCAGAAACAGATGCCCTTCTCGCCGGGCTTGCCGCTCACGACGTAGCCCTTTTTCTCCATCTTCCGCAGCGTCTCATAGTCGGGGCCGGATAGCGCCGAGCAGAAGTAGTTACGGTAGGGTTTGTAGTATCGCCGGCCGTGCCGGATGTAGGGGCGCTTGTAGTTCAAGCCGATCATGTGGGTCGCGATCTGCACGTCCTTCGGGTACTGGTGCAGCGGGATGTCCTTCCTCATGGCGGCCTCCTTAGTGCTGCACCTTCTGGCTCTTGGTCTGGAGCTTCAACCAGATCTTCATGGTGTCACGGGTGATATAAAACGATCCGCACACGGCGATGAAGTGGTCGAGGTAGGTGTGGACCACCTCGCCCTCGATGACGTACTTGGCGCCGATCCAGCAGAGCTCGAAGGCGATCAAAGTGCCCAGCAGGCAGGCGAGATAATTGGAATAATACTTGAAGCGGGTCATTGTTGTGTGTCCTCCTTTTCTTTGGTGGCAGCGAGCGCGTCGCACCACTCGATAAATGCTCGTAAAATGGGGTTGGTGTTGCCCTGGTCAGCCCAGCCGGCGAAGCCGATCCAGCCGTCAGCGTTGAAACTGATGCACTCCCGGCGCTCAAAGTAGTGGCTGTTGACGTAGAGGAAGCAGCTGATCAGGGTGCCGTTGGTCTTCCGTTTGAGGTCGATCCGGCGGCTCAGGTACATGGAACCCATCGAGGTCTCGCAGTCTGCGTTGGCCTTCTTGATGTGCTTGTTCAGCAGCATGACCAGAGTCAGGATGTCGCCCTCGGTCACGTCGGCATAGGTGAGGCCCTTGCCGGCGAAGTAGGCCCGGGCCTCGTTATTGGTGCAGACGGGGAGGATCCCCGTCTTTCTCATATATG